GGTGATCGCATCTAACACGGTTACAAAGTCAACTGTTGCAGGTCAAGTCACGTTGACAATGCAAGACATGGACTTTACTGACCCAGCGTCAATGAACATTATTCTTAATGACCTTGCAGGTGAGTACTTGATTAAGACTGATGACATTGCAGCCGATGCACTTGTTTCAGGAAAGACAGCATCAGGCTCAACATGGACTGTCACCGCTGGTGACCCAACATCGTTGATCAGTTCCTTGTATGACGCAGCACGCGAAATTGCAGAGGACAGCAACTACTTCCCAACACACTTGTGTGTCTCACCAGACGTGTGGGAAAAGTTGGGTGCACAGTTGGACAGCAACAAGCGACCAGTTTTGGGTTATGTCACCGATGGCATTATGGGCCAAAACTCGATCGGCAAAGTTGGCGGCATGGGCTACAACAACATGAACGTAATGGGCTTGCAGCTGGTTGTTGATAACAACTTTGCATCGGGCACAATGCTTGTTGTTTACGCACCGGGCTTTGAAATCTACGAGGCTCAACAGGGCGTACTTAGTATTGCCAACCCATCTACGTTGTCCAGAACTTTCTCCTACTATGGATATTTTTCAACGTTTGTTGCCAAGTCCTCGTTTATTCAGGGCATCGTAATCGCTTAGTCTGTAGCGGACTTAGACCGCTATGGCAACTTACACAACAGCCAGTAAACAACTACTGTCTAACTACGCGTGCATAAGCACGCTTGAAGAAGCAGAAATTGTTGTTGGCGAAAACATCACAGTTAGTGGATTGGCTGCGCCGTTTGCAGGCACATTTAAAGTGCTTGACTTACCGCAGTACGAGTTCACAGGCGTTGACTCAACCACTGGCGAGTTTCAATTTAACCCTGAGGTGGCTCGACCTAACCAGATTATCTACGCCTGCACAGGTACGAGCGTAAATTATGTTGTTGATTACACAGGCAGTGTTGTACATACACAAAACTGCACGTGGATTACAACTGCAGATTTGGTTACATATTTGGGTGTGACTATCACCAACCCATCAGATGACTACACGCTTGCTACACAAGCACGAAACGCTGGCAACGATTTCTGTTATCGCCGCCGGCAAGAGGCAGGGTATTTTGACAGCCTTACCACGTCACCGGGTCACGATGTCACGCTAGGCACGCTGATGTATTGTGCAGCGCTGTGGCGTAGTCGAGGCAGCATAGAAACCGCTTATGCAGCGTTTGACACAATGGGCACACCAACCCAGCAATCTCTTACGCCGATAGTTAAGCAATTGTTGGGTATCCCCCGACCAGCGGTTGCCTAATGCCTGCACCGTACACAGACCTACTAAACGAGGCTATAGACGATGTAGCAGCCACGCTAACGGCCGTAAGTGGCATCCGTTGTGTAACAGACCCCACCAAACTTGTGCCCAACTGCGTGTTCCTATTAGCGCCAAGTTTTACGACCTACGGCGGTAACGGCAACATTGTGACTATGGATTTTCCGCTTAAAGTTGTTGGCTCTGGGCCTGCAGGTCTGCCAGTGTTGCGCGAGATTTTAAGCATTGTGGCATTGGTGCTGGCATCGGCTGTAATTGTGTTAGACGGCAGACCTGGCTCGATTGACATTGGCGGCGCGTCTTACCCTTGCTATGACCTAACAGTGAAAGTGCAGGCACAAACCGCATGATCTATACCATCGCATCCAGCAAACTTGGCATAGTCGGTGACCCCTACATACCTGCAGAGGGCATCAACGTGGAAGCGCTGTTGTCTGGCGGTTTCATTGTTGAGCAATCCACACCTAAACCTAAAAAACCTGCTAAAACTAATGCAGACACCAACGAGGAGAATTAACCCACATGGCTACCAGCACTTACCTATCTAATCCGTTAGTCACGGTTAATGCCGTTGACCTTACCGACCAGACCAGCGCCGCAACCTTTACGCGCGTGATCGAGGCATTAGAAAGCACATCGTTTGGCAAAACCGCACGGGTTTACACGGCTGGACTTGAGAACAGCACATTGACTTTGACTATGTACAACAGTTTTGCTGCCACAGAAACTTACGCAACATTGGCTGCATTGGTTGGCACATCCACGACAGTAAAGATCAAGCCAACAAGCGCAGCTACTAGCGCAACTAACCCAGAGTCAACACTCACGGGTTGCTACCTAGAAACCTTGCCAATTGTCAACGCCGCATTGGGCGCACTTGACACCATTGACATTGTGTTTACTGGTGGCGTGTACAGCGTTGCAGTAGCGTAACTAATCACAGCCGGCAACGGCCCGACACAAGGCAGGCAATATGCGTATCAAACTTAAGTTGACCCGTACCACCAATGCAGAGCCAGAGTATCTGTACACCACGTTGTTTAGCATTGCATTATGGGAAGAGAAATTTAACAAAAAACCACTTGACGCACAAAATTCTGGGTTTCGTGATTGGTCGTTTTGGGCTTACACATTGCTAAAGGTCAAAGGCGAAAAATTGCCTGATGACTTTATGGACTGGCTAAAAGAAAACCCTGAAATGGATGTTTTACCAGAGGCAGATGTGACTAACCCAAACCCTACGGACGCGGCACTTATCGACGGCAACTAGCCGAAGTTTGTGCCGCAACAGGTTTCTGGCCTGAACAACAAATACCGTTTGGCACGCGCGACTTGCTCACAGTGATTACAGTTATTAACGAGCAGGGAAAGCGGTAACAATGTCGGTAACAACAACTATTCAGGTAGTAGGGGTCAAGGACACTATTAACGCGCTCAGAAAAATTGACCCACAATTGCAAAAAGATTTTAGGGCACAAGCCAACGAGATTGCCAAACCAGCAATTGACGCAGCAAAAGACATGTACACACAAGTGCCGTTGTCTGGCATGGCATACAAGTGGTCTAGCAAAGGCCGTCAATTGTTTCCATTTACTGTGGCTAAAGCCAAAAACGGTGTGAAATTACGCATTGACACCCGGCGCAACGCGGTAGGCGTAATCTTGATTGAGCAAAAAGACCCAGCAACTGCAATCTTTGAAACCGCTGGCCGCGCTAACGCAAACCGTTTAGGCGATCAGTTAGGTTTTGTAGGTACTGGACGCACTCGATTTATTGGGCCTGCCGTGTATAAAGCGCGTAGAAGCATTGAAAAAGAAATGGAAAAGATGATATTGGAAACTGCAAGCGTAGTTAGGCGGTCACTGTAATGCTGTCCATCCCAATCATTTCAGAATTTGACGGCAAAGGAATTGACCGCGCTGTACGTGAATTTAAGCAATTAGAAACCGTAGGGCAAAAAGCGCAGTTTGCTATAAAAAAAGCAGCAATCCCTGCAGCTGCAGCCATCACAGGTATTGCAGTTGCTCTTGGTGATGCAACTAAAGCCGCTATCGAGGACGCACAAGAACAAGCCAAACTTAAAGTTTCTTTGCAAAATGTCACTGGCGCATCAGACGCACAGGTCAAAGCCACAGAGGACCAGATAAGTGCAATGAGTCGAGCATCAGGTATTGCTGATACCGACTACCGCAAAGCATTAGAAGCGCTTACGCGCGGCACTAAAGATGTTGGCGTTGCAATGAAAGACATGAATTTAGTCATGGATATTGCGCAAAGCCTACAAATGGATAGTTCTACTGTGGCCGATGCGCTCGCTAAGGCTTATCAGGGAAATTTTAAAGCATTGCGCACGTTGTCACCAGAAATGGCAACGATGATTAAAGAGGGCGCAACGCTTGACGAAGTTATGGTCGTGCTAGGAGACACCTTTGGCGGTGCTGTGGCAGCTAACGCAGAGACCGCTGCAGGCAAATTGGCAATAATGAAAAACTCTATTGGCGAGACCAAAGAGTCAATTGGCGCAGCGTTGCTACCAGTACTCGAAGCCGTCCTGCCATATTTGCAGAAGTTTGCGGATTGGGCACAAGATAACCCAGATGCATTTTTGTTTATTGCTGGCGCTATCGGTTTAGTGGCTGCCGCAATTGTGGCAACCAACATTGCTATGGCACTAAACCCATTTAGCCTGATCGCTATCGGCATTGGTTTGCTTGTTGCTGGTTTAGTAATTGCATACAAAAAATTTGAGTGGTTTAGCACAGGCGTTAAGGCAGTTGTCAACGGCATTATTAGCGTGTTTGAGATTTGGGCCAACAGTTGGATAAAGGTTATTAACGCAATTATCAAGGGTTACAACGCGTTGCCGCTATTACCTGATATTGGATTTATCGGTGAAATCAAAATTGGCAGAATTGGCGAAAGCGAGTCACCAGCCGGCACTGGCATCACTATTCCAAAAATGGCTAATGGCGGCATCGTGACACAACCGACATTGGCCATGATTGGCGAGCGCGGCCCGGAAGCCGTAATCCCGTTAACAGGCCGTAACGCTGGCGCAGGTATGGGCAACACCATAAACATCAACGTAAACGGTGGAGACCCAAACCAAATTGTGTTGGCTTTACAACGCTATGTGCGCAGTAACGGCCCTGTGCCGATCAACACGCGAGCAATGTGATGGCAGCGCCAATCACGTGGGCACTTCAATCTGTACCCACCTACGTAGACAAAATAAGCCAAGTCAGATCATTTACAAGGTTTCGAGGAAAACAAAACTATCTAGATGATTACTCTGGCACTCAACTTGTTGTAACCATTTCCAACAACAACAACCAAATAGCCGACTGGCCAGTAGGTCAAGCATTTTTGCTGTCATATCAGCAAGACCGACAATTCTTTTGGGTTTCGGAAGTTCAATACGATGATGCACCCGGCACAAACACATCAAGCGGCACAAATACCAACTCAACAGCAACCGTATATCTTGATGATTGGATGAACCGTGCAGGCCGTATCCAAGTAACTAATTTTGCTTTGACTGCAGAGTTGGCTTTCAAACAGATGTATAACCAATTCACGGTGGCATCAGGCGCGTTGCCAACAGGAATGGATTGGATAGCTACAGAAACTAGTAACACCACAGCAGCTGCGGACACTTACACAGGCACATTAGCTGCAAGAATTAACACCAATCTAAAAACTGATTTTACTGGCGGTCAAATGTATTTGACTGACCAATACGCTAATTTGCGTAGAGCCGCAACCGCAGGCACCGCCGTAACTAACGCAGTTACATTAAAGCCAGACAAAGGCGCGGCAACAGGTGACAAATATGTGCTATATCAGCAATTTAAGCGCATATCGGCTGGTCAAAACTTTCTTAACACAGTCACCGTTGACCCACCAGTAGTAGCCAACCAAACAGCCACCAACTCAACTAGCGTGACCGCTTACGGCGCACGGTTTAACAGTGTTACTACGGTAAATAACACTGTGTCTGAAGCACAAACTAGAGCGCAGTGGTTGGCAAACTCTGCATCTGACCCTAACGATCTGCGTTTTGAGGTCACATTTACAGATGTTATGCAAGTAAACGCTGGTGTAGCCAGTTTGTTAAACAACTATTATTCTGGCTCAATTATTTATCTTGAATACGTTGTGCCGGGCACTGCCGTAACTACGACAGAAACTTGCTCAATTGAGGGCATTAGTTATTCTGCTACACCTAGCCAAACGGTGTTTACTTTGTATTTGTCGCGTATGTCAGTTTACGCAGAGTTTATTCTTGATAGCGCCCAATACGGGGTGCTTAACCAAAACAGGCTTGGCGTATCGTTCTAAATGACATTACTGGTTTGACTATTGCGTTAGGATAAAAACACTATGGCCGTTAAAACTTTTGTTTCTGGAGAAATTCTCACAGCGGGTGACACCAACAGTTACCTTAATGGCAGCGGTTTGGTGTTTGTTAGCGAGTCAACAGTAGGCACTACCGTTGCTAGTCATGCTGTAGCAAATTGCTTTAGCAGTCTCTACGACAACTACCGTATTGTTTACAGTGGCGGCGTTGGTTCAGGTCTTATTTCTTTAGGCTTGAGTTTAGGTGCGTCTGGAACTCAATACTATTCAATAGTCAATTACGCCGCATATGCTGCAGCTACAGTTCCGGCATCTGCAGGAGACAACAACGCAAACAAATGGGGATATGTCGGCTATGCGTCAACTAACTACGTTGCTATGTCTTTAGATTTACTTAACCCATTTGCAGCGCAATTTACAGCATATGGTGCAGCATCTTGGGCGGCGGTCACGGTTTCTGGCGCATCGTCAGGTCTGCATCAAGTAGCAACTTCTTATACTGGTTTTACTTTGCACGCCGCAACCGGCACAATTACAGGCGGAAAAGTCACCGTGTATGGATACCGAAAGGCTTAACAAATGAGCAACACAGAAAAAAAATATGGGAGTTTCCACGATGCTTTAACAGGGGAAACAATCACGCGCGAATTAACACCAGACGAAATTGCGTTATCAACAGAGCCAACACATGAAATTGCGCCTACTGGCGTTTAGCGTCATGCTTGCACTTGTCCTGACCGCGTGCGAAACAACACGCCAAAACGCGCCTAAAACTGGCCCAATGACACGATGCTCGACAATCTCACAATGCGAAAGGGTTTCTAATGGCTAAGGAAAAAGCAGAAATAGAATTACTACACGCACGCATGATCGTGTTTGTTGGCTGCACCATTGCCGTCACATTTGCGCTCACCGTTATCGGCTTTGTGTATGGCCTACTCTTCGTTACACAGCCTTTAGAGCAGTCACCAAATGACGCACAATTTATTGACTTGCTATCGACACTTACGGTGTTTATGACTGGCACACTCTCTGGACTTGTAGCCGCTAACGGACTGAAAAGGAAACCAGCAGATGCCAATACTGCCAGCCAACCCTAAGATCGTTGGCTCACGGCCATATACAGGTAACAGTGACGGCGCAGCTGCAGGCCCGATACCCGGCATGGATGAGTGGATACGTCAAGCGATCAAGTACAGCAACGGCGCACTTTGGAATAACGGCAGTTGGGGTGTACGCGATATGCGCGGTTCTGCAAACTTAAGTGTTCATGCCACTGGTCGAGCGGTTGACTTGTCTTATCGCAAGTCAGAGAAATACCCACTAGCAAACCGTAAAGGCGCAATTGCGTTTTTAAACATTGTCATTGCCAACGCAAACGAATTAGGTGTTGAGCAAGTGCTTGACTATTTCCCTAAAGCATTTGGGCGCGGCTATCGCTGTGATCGACAAGCGTGGAAGTCATACAGCAAGCCAGAGATACACGGCGCGCCGGGTGGCGATTGGCTGCACTTTGAGGTTTCACCAATGTTCGTTAATCAACCTGCAAACCTTATACAGCAAGCGTTTAAGAGGGTATTCACCGAATTGCCACAGTGATGCCCTATGGTCGTAGTACCGGCGATAGGAGATGCATTATGGCAGACGCAAAAACATACATTTATGAGGTTTACACAACCATCATGGACAGCCAACAACACGTGCTTGTTCAGATATTCCGTGACCCAGAGACCGACAAAGTGCTACACGCACAAATTGCGTTTAAGGACGCAATCGGTGACTCTTGGCAAACCCCTTACCAATTGGAGAAAAAATGACCTATTTAGCGATCAAATTAGGCGCATGGGCACTTAGCGGTCTAGCGTGTTTAACCCTGCTCTGGGACGCTCACAAAGCGCCTGACAGCCTGCCAAAGATCACAGGGCAACAGACCATAACCTTGACAAGCATTGTGCCTACCACAACAGTTGCGCCGGCTACAACCACCACCGTGCCAAAAGGCTGTGCAGAGTACGTGGCTGACGCAATTACGGCTGGCTGGCCTGCAGATCAAGCACCAGTGTTGGCGCGTGTGATGTTTCGCGAGTCGCGCTGCAACCCATTGGCATGGAACGGTGAGGACAGCAATAATGGGTCTAGGGGATTGTGGCAGGTCAATGGAATTCACGAAGCATGGCTAATCGAGGCTGGCATCATTACAAAACTTGATGATTTGTTTTACCCAGATGTGAACATTAAAGCCGCGCTACACCTTTACCGTATGGTCGGCTGGTCAGCGTGGGCTAGCACCTATGGCTGATATTCCATATCCCGAAACAGGCATAACAGAGGAGACCCGACAAATGTACCCAGAAACTTATTCAGACAAATACAACAAAGTGTTTAAAGAATTTATAGATGACATCTTTAGACCAAACCACGTGCCAAAACCTGAACAGCCAGACCACAGCATTTTGCTAGATGAATTGGTTGTGATGTATGACGCGTTTATGACACTTGGCGGTGATGCAAATCGTTTTAATGCCAGCGTGCTGAAGGCGGCCATAAATGTTATACGCGCCTTGTAAATTATGCGGTCTAACAATGCACGGCACAAGGTACAGACACAACCCAGAAAAAGTCTTATGGTTACACCCCAGCCTAAAAGCGTGTACTAAGGTAAAACCAATAAACCCGACTAGGAGAAAGAACCCGACATGAGTAACCAACTAGAAATGTTTACAACCACATTGGGATTGGCTGGAGAACGCACACAAGTTGCGCTCAATCATCCATCTGTAGCAATCGCACACAACGCACCGGACACGTCACGCGAAGCAGGCGAAGCAGCAAAACCACACGCAGGCAAACAACGCGAACTAGTCCATTTTTGGATTAAGTGGGCTGGACGCACAGAAGCCAAAGGCATGACAGCAGACGAAATCAGCGTGCTACTAGACCTACCTGCACAATCGGTATCAGCGCGCATAAACGGCTTGCATCGAGACGCGTACATTGTTGACAGCGGCACACGCCGTAAAACACGGTACGGCCGTAACGCGATTGTTTGGGTGGCTTGCTAATGGCACACTTTGACCTATCGCTGTACGAAACAGTTGCACAACGCTTAGTCCGTTGGTGGGCAGAATACCCAGACGGCCGCATTATCACGTCAATTCACCACTATGACGGCTCAACAATCATCATGCGCGCAGAGTGCTACAACAACGATGACCGACTTATTGCTACAGGCTATGCAGAGGAGGTCTTTGGCAACAGCCCTGTAAACAAAACCAGTTTCTTAGAGAACTGCGAAACCAGCGCCATTGGCCGTGCGATCAGTAACAGCCGCATTGGGCACACAGGCGAGCGCGCATCAGTAACCGAAATGGAAAAGGTCAACCGCATTAACAGTGCGCCGGCTAAACCAGACAGTCACGGCAGCGCTACACCGAAGCAGATTGGTTTCTTAAAAAGCCTTGCGCGTGGCAAAGGCTGGGATGATCTGCAGCTGCTCGAATACATACACCGTGTATTACAAGTTGATGACGTGGTAGTGGAAACGCTTACCGCTGGTCAATGCTCTACCGTCATAGATGGGCTAAAAAAATGAGCCAAACAGCACTCAAACCATTCACAGATAGCAAATATCAAATCATTTATGCTGACCCCCCTTGGAGATACGCAGATCAAAAGAACAATGATCCAGCGATGGGTGGCATCACGTATCCAACTATGTCATTGGAAGAAATATGTGCAATGCCTGTAAATCAAATTGCAGAAAAGAACACATCTTTGTTTATGTGGGCAACTATGCCAATGCTTAAAGAAGCCTTACAAGTAATTTCTGCTTGGGGATTTAAATACACTACCTGTGCATTTACATGGGTAAAATTAAACCCAAGTGGTAACGGCATTTATTCTGGTTTAGGTCATTGGACTAACGGAAATGCTGAACTTTGTCTCTTTGCAAAAAGAGGTGCACCAAAACGTGTTGCAAAAAATGTAAAACAAATTGTTATGTCACCTAGAGGCAGACATTCTGCAAAACCGCCAGAAGTGCGCGATCGCATTGTTGAATTAGTTGGCGATTTGCCTCGAATTGAATTGTTTGCAAGGCAAAAAGTAGAAGGTTGGGATTATTGGGGCAACGAGGTTAACCATGATTAACCCACGCGAAGAATACAACCGTTT